TGATGCTTATGATTCACTCAGGAGTCAAATGTAATGGCTTACTATTACGTAAAAAATGGCGGGACAGCAACAGGTGACGCTGGCCGCTATGCTAGCCAGCAAACAGGCAGCTTTGCAACACTGGGAGCGGCTAATTATTATAATGATATAGCAGCAGCCATTGCTGCAACAACAGCCCCAGTTGCAGGCGATTTTATTAATCCTAGTGACTTACATTCATTTTCTACAGCGTCCAGCATAACTTATACAGGGTTAACACCACCGTATTTTGATATAATATGTGTAGATGACGCCAATATAGGCCAACCAAGAACATCGGGCAATCGCGGATCAGAGGCCACAACCGGATCAGCCCCGGACATAAACTTAAATAACGTTTTTTTCTCAGGTATAACTTTATCGTCTGGGGACACGATAACGGCGGCAAATAACTGCAAGCTCATTGATAGCGAGCTGATAATAAACGGGTCTTCCAACAGGTTTTTAACTTCAGGAGATGGTGCGGCTGTAAATCTAATCGGGTGTGATGTTGTTTTTGATCAAGCCAGTTCATCATTTAGTATTTCAGGCGGCGGTAATTTAACCATTGTAGGCGGGGCGGTAACAACTAACGCGGTTAGCTTAAATTCTTTCTTGTCAGGTGGCGCGACGGCTGGTGGTTTGGATTGCTTTGTTTATGGGGTAGACCTGTCTAGCATTTCGGGGACTATTTTGGATTCTGTAGGCGGCAGCACAGCTGAGGACAGTATAAATTGTGCGTTTGATATGTGTAAGCTTGCGTCTGGCGTGTCTTTTGATAATGAAGATTTTAAAAGGATAAACCAAAGGGCTTTATTTACTCGATGCTCAGATGCTAGCGCAGCAGCGGAGTATCAATATCATTTACATGCGTTTGGCGGTGATGTAGACGACGATACAACAATATATCGTAACGAAGATGAGCCATTTACAGAGTCTAATCAAAAAATAAGTTACAAGGTTGTAACTAATTCCGATGCAAGCCTCGGCTCTCCATTGTGGCTTGATTTCCCGATATCTCGCTACTCAGAATTATCAGCAGGCGCTACTGACGTATTAAGCTTTTACATTACCAGTGCGACAGCATTAACGGACAAAGATATTTACATAGAAGTAAGCTATCCAGACGGCACAAACAAGCAAACACCTAACTTTATCTCAACTGGCCCACTAACCGTTGGCGGGACTATTGATTTAATGGCAACAGGAACGACACTCACAACAGATGCAACAAGCACCTGGACAGGCGCACTTGCTAATCTTTATCAGATAGATGTTTCAACAGCAGGAGACCCCGGATCAGATTGTCAGCCAACTATTAAGGTTTACATAACAAAGCCGAGCACAACATTTTATATAGCGTCAGAATACGGGCTTAGCTAGTGAGTAAGAGCCAAGGTTTAAGAGGTGGCTTTACAGCTACTTCAGCAAGCAAAAGCCAAGGACTAAGCGGCGGGTTTTTAGAGGTCGCGGCTGGTGGGGCTATAAGTGTTACAGGGCTAACGCCAAATTATTCATACACCGCAGTTGCTGGCACTATAGATCTAACTGGTTTAGTGAGCGTTACAGGAGCGACGGCTAATTACGCTTATACAGCCATTGCAGGAACGGTTGAATTAACTTCTGCTATTGAAGTCACAGGCTCAACACCTAATTACACATACACCGCAATAAGCGGAACGGTTGAAACCCCCGGAACAATATCAGTAACAGGGGCAACTCCAGATTATATTTATGCAACTGTAGCAGGTACGGTAACACTATTTGGGACTATCTCGGTGGTGGGGGCAACTCCAGATTATAACTACAACTCAATATCAGGCGTAATTACAGACGGGATAAAGATATTTACAAACACATTCGCCGGGGTAGCGCCTGCTATAGGTGATTTTACAGGGGTAGTGAAAGTTGCAGGGTTTAGCGGTATAATAAGTCAAGCACAATTTTCTAGTGGGTATGATAAATCATCCACATTCACAGGAGTTAAAGAATAATGGCAGCGGGCGACAGTAAAATATTTAATGAGTACGTTCTTAATGAGCGAAAAGGCGTGTACGCTGAGGCTGACGTTTGGAGCTTGGCATTTGTCAGCAATACATACGCATCAATTAGCGCGGACTTGGCAACACCGACTATTTCCAGTGTAACAGTAACAAGTGGCGGAAACGTTGCAGCATCTTACACGCTAGCAAGCGCTGCATATACTAGGGCTACGAATGTCATTAAGTTTGATGCGACTGATATAGCCACAATCACAAAGAATGCAAGCAACCCTGCGGATGTTAGGTGTGCAGTGGTGTATAACAACACAAGCGCAGCAGATGACCTAGTTCAAATATATGACATGACATCGGACGGATCAACAGCGCTGGACTTGGTTAATAATGATTTTGTATTCGCTTTTGGTTCAGGCGGAATTAACACGGCAACGGTGTAAGCTTATGACTTGTACTACTACAGATTTTATGTGGGGAAACTCATACCAAGAGATACCCCTAACTGTTTACACAGACGACACTAGAACGGTCGAGGTTGACCCGACGACTTATGTTGAAGCTGAGTATAGGATATACACTAAAGATACATGCGACGTTCTATTCAGCGCATCTCTAGGTGCTGGACTCGCTGTAGTGGGCACTGACTTGATATTAACAACACAAGAAACGGATATCTCTTTTAGTGGAGATTTCGATCACGTACTAAGAACAGCGCTAGGCGCGGGAGAGTTAGCACCACCTAGTATTGATGGTGCGTTAACAATCTTTGAAGTTTGCGCGGTGACCTAATGGCAGGCGGTAGACCTACAGACTATAATGATGAGCTACTACAAAATGCTCAGGACTACATTGATAATTGCCCTGACGTGGTACACTCAGTGGTCGGTTTATGTCTACACATCGGCATTGCAAAGTCAACTTGTTACCGGTGGATAGAGGAAGGAAACGCCCAGTTTAAGGACATCGTTGATACAGTTAGCGCTTTACAAGAGCAAAAGTTAGTTTGTAATGGCCTTACAAATGACTTTAACGCATCTATCACAAAGCTAATGTTAACTAAGCACGGGTACACTGATAAAGTTGAGACTGATGTGACGACGGGCGGAAAAGCTCTTAACACTTGGGTTATTAATCCAGTAACAACTAATAAGGAGTGAGTAACATGATTCCATGTAGCGATAGATTTAGACTCAGATTTACCCTCAGCCTCTCATCTAGATATAGGGATTTGGATGCATTCTTAAAAAGAATAGAGATTTACGCAAAGGAATTTATCACCCCTGCGGATTCGTTTAAATTAAGATATAAAGATACTGTCATTCTTGTAGATAAAGGGGTTTTGGTTAATTGCTTTAGGCTGCCGCGTGGCTAACATAGACCTCCGCATCACAGATAAAATAGCATGGTTACTTAGCAAGCCTAAGCGTATTAAGATTGCAGTAGGCGGTCGAGGCTCGGCTAAATCAATCGGTGTTGGTGATGTCATGTTAATGCTATGCGACTCAGGCGAGAGAATATGCTGCACTAGGGAGTTTCAAAATACCATTGATGACTCAGTACATGAAAGCCTGAAGCAAGAGATTGACAGGCTAGGCGTTGAGGGAATAGTCACAACCAATAACAATATATGTTCTGCGGCTGGTGGCGAGATATTCTATAAAGGCTTGGCTAGAAACATAACCAGCATTAAGTCATTAGCTGGCGTTAACCGCTTATGGATTGAGGAGGGTGAGTCAATATCCGCAAAGAGCTTAAAGGTTCTAACGCCATCAATCAGGAGTAGCGCAGGCAGTGAAGGTGAAGCGCCAGAGATTTGGATCACAATGAACCGTGGAAGTTCTGAAGATGCAGTGGCCAAGAAGTATCTAAGTCGGGCAGAAGAGGAGCTGGCACGAACAGGCTATTACGAGGATGACTTGATAATGGTAGTAGAGGTCAATCATTCTGACAACCCGTGGTTCCCGCCTGAACTGGAGCAGGAAAGGGCAGATGATAAAGCCAATCTAAGTGATGACGAATACGATCACATATGGGGTGGTCAGTATAACGATACGGTAGATAACGCCATTATTAAGAAGGCATGGTTTGATGCTGCTATTGATGCTCATATTAAGCTTGGTATAACGCCAGCAGGCGCAACAGTCGCGAGCTTTGACCCAGCAGACCAAGGCGGAGACTCCAAAGGCTACGCTCAGCGCAAGGGAATACTCTATGAGGATGTAACAGAGCTTGTAGCGGCCAATGGTAATATTGCTTGTGATATGGCTACATCAAGAGCTATACAAGCCAACACAGACTTATTTGTATGGGATGGTGACGGTATGGGTGCGTTATTGCGTGAACAAATAGCCACATCATTCAAGGGCATTAAGTGTGAGCTTAGAATGTATCGAGGCAGTAACGAGGTTGAAGACAAGAAGGCTAAATATGCCGGACTTCACGCGTTAGGCACAAAAGATAAGCCAAAATCTAACGCCGATATGTTCTTTAATAAACGCTCACAGTATTACACTAAATTGGCGCAGAGATTTTATAACACTTATGAGGCGGTGGTTAATGGTAAATACACTGACCCTGACACAATTATAAGTATTAGCTCAGATATTGAATTGCTAAGCAAGTTACGAGCCGAGGTTTGCAGGCTACCAAGAAAGCCTAACGGGGCTGGGAAAATACAGCTAATGAGCAAGAAAGAA